ATACCCCAACGCCACACAGCGTTGTTCTCAGCATCAGTCACAAACTTCGAGATACCGTAAGCCTCCTGAGCCGCATCACCATAATCGTCAGCTATGGTCTGCGAGGGAGTGGCTGGGCCACTCAGCCAATCAAAAGTGCCGCCAGTAAGAGGATTAGGAAAACGATACACACGAGCACGACCCGTATCCGGGTCTTCAGCCACCACCATCTGAGTATTACCCTGGCCATCCACAACATCCAACGACCCCCTCGGGCGGAAGCCCTTCGGATAAATGGCAGGTGCAGCCGGAGGATGCCCGGCCTGCGTTTGAAGCTTAATCTCACTGGCCAGCTTCTCATTCTGCAATGCCATATTCTGCAATTGCAGCTTAGCAGCAACCTTGCCGATCTGACCAACTCGCTCACCCTGATCCATGGTCGCGCCAACAGCGCGACCTAGATTCTGCCCAAGATCAGAAAGGGTAGACCCCAAGCTCTGAGGAGCATACGACACAGTGTTAGCCCCAAGAGCGTAGAGCGGATGAATGCCAGCAGCATTAGCATCCGCCACTTTCCATTGAATGCCCTTCTGGGCGAACTGCTTTTGCAGTTTCGCCTCCTTGTTCTGACCAAAAAGAGAGCCGGCCAATCCAAGGCCGGCTCCTATAATTTCGCCTAGCATGTCACACCTGAATATTCTGTTCGCCTTGGACGGCGAACTCTGGAGCCTGCATAACCCCGCGCGTGAATCACTTCACGCCGCACCTTCCGACGCACGCAGATAGCTACCTGACGTGGCGCCCGGAATCCAATTTGAAACGGGAGTGAAAAAGTCTCCGGAGTGGGCAGGGTTGGCATTGCCCACCCCGGAGCAGTGGCCACCGTCACAGAACGCCGAGGTGCTGGAATGCGGAGCCTGTGACGGGGCAAAAAGAAACCCGCAGCGGGCCTTCTAGGCCCTTGCGGGTGGAACGTGCGCCTATCCTCCAACTGACGCAGTACGGAGGGGCGCACGATACGAGCGATTGGCTTTCGCTGAACGATCAGCAACCGAGGACGGTTAGCGTTGAAAAAGGCAACGCGCCGACGTTCGCGCCGCTCCGCCAATCTGACTCTGAATCGTGAAACCATGCCACCTCCGGTGTCAGTGGATACAGTTACCAACAAGGGTGGTAACTGTATAGAGGGGGCGGGGGCGCTGCCCCCGCACCCCGCCGGGGGGGACAGTCCCCCCGGTCCCCCCAAGGAGAGGGGGGCGCTATGCGCCCCCCTCAGACCCCCCGGAAGAAGGCTCTGGAGTGGGTTTGCCGCCCTTAGGCGGCTTCACAGACGACGATCCGGCGGAGCCGGGACTTTCCGAAACCACGTTGCTTTCGGTGGCTGTAGCGTAATCCTCACGCATCCTAGAAGCCATTTCCTCCAGGACGTGGTCCTCGTCATACTGGTATTGGGACGGAGGAACGCCCGACTCGGGATCATCCTCAATGTAAAAATCGTTCGCCTCCTCCTCAGTCTCCATGCCCATAGAAGCAGCACGAAGCGAAGCCTCAACCATCGCCGCACGCATCTGCTCAAAAATAGACGGCTGCTCAACGTAGCCAACAGGAGGCTGCATAGGCCTCCCATCAACAATCTCACGCCCACATTCGTCCAGGCGGTGAGCATTAATCTTAGGACCAGTGACCTGTTCCTCATGACCTTCAACAACTTTCTCAATCGTCTTCATCACAACCTCCTTAGAAAATGAACGACTTACCAGACGCAGCAACCAAACGCCGAGCCTGAATAGACTGATTACACATGATCCACAAATTGTCCGTAGACGGAACAGCGAAAATACGCTCGGTCGGATTTGCCGAAACAAACGTACCATTCAACGCAGGACTAGAACCGAAATCACGGCCCATGTGCCAGAAGTTCAGCGTAGTGCGGAACTCACCCGAAACAAGGCTCTCAGCTCTCCGATACTCGTCATATCGGTCCTGATACCCAAACGTGGCATCCGGCGACGCATGAGCCGCATAGACCTCTTTGTTTTTGACAGCCTGCTGCCCAATGTGTTCGAGCTCTTTCTGCCAAAATTCATCCTTGGTCCGGCGATTCCAATGCCGGAAGAGTCCCTGCATATAAACAGTTTTGGGAACAACCGACAGGAACGTAAAGACATAGCCATGCTCCTCAAAGAAAAGACGATAGCGATCAGACCGCATCGCTGCGATACCATGGCCTCGAAGCGTACCCACAGGATTCGTACCATCTGCAGCAGTCTGCAGGATCTCGGAAAACTGGATGACCTCACGGCCACCACCCAAGTATTCAGGAAGCTGTAGCCGCTGGTCAGACGACCGAACGCCCAAGTACCGCAGATATTCGGTGTACCGACTCCCGTACCTGGCGCGCATTTCCTCGAAGCGCTGAAGCGCCAACGCCTGACGCAGAGCGTTAACAGTGATTGCCGAGGCACCTGACAGATCAGCCCAGATATCCGGGGGATTACCCGAACCAGTGTTACCAGTCGTGACCGTCTTAAAATACCAATTCGCAGCACCAGCCCAATTACCCGTCATGATAGTCCCATCAGACTGACGGACGTTAGCCGGGATGGCGGAAGTTGTAGCACCGTCCACCACGCCGATACCCTTAACATTCGCACGTGTGCCGAGAGGAATAGTGATTGCAGGCCCCTTCTGCTCCCACGGCCGAGCCGATGTAAAATAATCCTTTTCCCAAGCGCAGTTTTTCAGAACAGTAGAAGTGGTTGTGTCGGTTCCATCTGCAGTGGAGATCGCAAGAGGCGTCTCCAAGTCCTGGTCCCGATACCACTGATTCCAAATGAGAGCGTACCCGCGAAAAGGCAACGCAGACACCTTCAGTGAAGCGACACCAGTAGGAACGCCAAGATAGTCAGCCAGAGAGCCGACAACAGCACCAGTGCCAACAGGCATATCAATAGTTGGAAAAACAGACGCATTCAGACCATCCGGGCCACCAGTGATGAAATTCTCCCAGCTATCCCACACCAACCGGTTAGGAACAAACCAGTGGTGCAAACGAACGTGCACCGGATGCATCACAGGAGCAAGCATCGGGCTCGCTCGAAGAAGCAACGAAGTGGCGTGTTGAATCGAATCGCCAGGCAACACTTCAGTAAGCCCACAAGGGATGAGCTCGCCCATGTCACACGAAAGCAGCTTCTTGTACGACAGCGAGAACTTATTGCGCTTCATAACTTTCTCCGTTTTCTGAAAATCTCATACTTAGTCGTAGAACGCGCTACCGCGCCTTCCCATAGTTCCTTGTATTTCCCCGCGACAGATGACGAATCATTGAACGCAACCGTTCGCAGAGGCTGCACTTCTTCCTCCTGCGCCTGCCGAACCGAAAGGGGCGCTTTAGGATCGCGCCCCATGTGTTCGCGCAGCTTACGGCGCAAGTACTGACCCAACGGCATAGACTTCTCGCCGTGGGCAAGAGCAATAGGAACATCTTCAAGATCCTTCTCAAAATCATACTGCATCAACGCAGACGCAATCTCAGGCACCATACCGATGCCTAGACCACCATCCTGCTTACTCTGACGAACGAACTCCGGATGACGACCCCTCAGCCAGGGGTGATCCTTCTGAGTCAGCTTCTTCGTTACGTACCCCGAAATGTAATTCGACAACTCCCGGGAAAACGGGAGCACCTCCACACGGCCCTTGCCCCATGTGCTGGAAACGAGACTGCATATCGAGCAGCAACTCCCCGTCTCGCTTATAGCGCGCTGACTCGTCCGGCCCCGCGCACAGGTCGGCATATTGAACACGACCAGATGGTAATGCGGGCGCTCCGTCTCGTCCCCATACTCGCCAACCGCATAGAACCGTACCTTTGACGGTGACAGAGCCTTTCGAAATCTCTTCAACCAGAGTTGCAAGTCCACTGGCGAGAGCGTTGGCAAGTTCCCTTCCTTCGTCCTCGGTAAGTGATCGTCCGTGTAAGTCAACGTCAAAAACGAGCTGGACGTATGAGCCAAGCTCTCCAGCATGAGACGGTGCGTCCATATTCTTCTCCTGTTGATACGACATGAAAGGCACTGGCCACACGGATACGGGACAAGCTTGTCCGCCCGCGTGCCAGTGCCCCAGAAAGGATTTTCGCATTTCACAGCGCTACATCCTGAAACCCACGCGAACCGCGCCAACGCCGCGACGCCGCGACATACGACGACGCCGCGGAGAACCACGACGACGCGACGACACACGACGACGAGACATAGACCGACGACCACGCATGAAATCACCTCCTTCCATATCTAGAGTTGCCGACTCGCTTCCGCTTCGGCAGCGGAGGCAAAGACCTATCAAACTGTTTGAATAGGTCCACCAAGTACTGATTGCCCATACCCCAACGCCACACAGCGTTGTTCTCAGCATCAGTCACAAACTTCGAGATACCGTAAGCCTCCTGAGCCGCATCACCATAATCGTCAGCTATGGTC